TCCGCTTTGCAATACACGCAGAGTCGATCGTCACCCGAGTACAGAGACTCAGGGTGAGACGCTTTACAGCGTATGCATTCGATCCTCGTGATCTCAGTCATTTACATTCTTTTCTTTACAGGGTTGTACGCTTTGTTTCTTACTGACCCGAGCTTCTGGACAGCTGTTTTTTTAGGCTTAGCTTTAGCTTTAGCTTTAGCTTTAGGTTTTACCTTAGAGCCGCCTCGCTTCTTTCGTTCTTTACTCTCATGGTTTTGTCTTTGCTTTGCTGCGCGAAATACAGCTATCTCCGCTTTCGTAAGTGCGATACCTTCTATGGTGTTGCGCGCTTCTGTCTTAACCTTCTTTTTGAGCTTGCTGCTAGCAGCTCTTTTTATACCGTGCTTAACTGCCTCACGCGCTGCTATACCGAGAACTCCTACTATAGGCGCGGGCATTAGTAGGGCTTCTTCTTTGGTTTAGCTTTGGGCTTAGCTTTCTTCTTAGCAGCGGCAGCAGCTTTCAACTTAGCAACCTGCGCGGCAGCTTGTTTTTTACTATGCGGGAATTCAGTACTGGCCATCGTTACTTCCTTTTTCTTTTAACAGGCATACCTGTAATTTTAGTTTTGGAGATCTTCTTGCCACCAGGTTTGCCTGTTACTGCGGCGTTTCTCGCGATTGCTTTTGTCTGCTTATAAACAGTCTTAGCCATAATTAGTCACTCTTGGGTTCTAAGTAGTCGATGTCTTTACCCGCAATCTTCAGCAGGTCTTCGTCACTCATGCGCTCGAGCTGCTTAGTGCCGTTGATGTTGATATTTACTTGGGTAGCGTTCTCAGGTGCAGCCAAACCGTGCAGCTTGACCAACGAATCGGTGGTGTTCTTCATTTCAGTGGCGTTTGCCGAGGAGTTATAGGCTTCCATATACATCATGTGAGCGTGCTGATTGCTAAATCGCACCTCTTCACGCATCTCCTGGCGGAAATACTCAATCGCTTTTTGTACTTCGGGGACTTTTGCAGCAGCGTAAGCCGCCTGGGGGCAGGAGTAACCAGCACCACGTCCAGCAGCTGCAGTCGTCATCCCTGAAGAGATGAGCGAGACCAGCTTTTCTTGCTGCATGGTTAATGATCCACGGCTTATGCCCATGTACGGCATATGCGATTGGAATTCGGTGTGGTCACTGACTATGTCAGTGGATGGTTGTTCCGTCTGAAGCTGTTGATCCATAGAACTCGTCATCGTTATCTATATATACAAATACAGGCGCGCCTTCGGCTTTTTGATCGGCCAACTCTGATAAATAGTCATGGGCGTACTCTTCGGTATGCCCTACCGCCAAGATAATGCCTATGGCTTTGTCGAAGTCGTAAGCAAGCACTTCTTGCCCGTTAACAACTGCTGATCCGAGGATTGCGTCGTCTAGACCAGTGATAGCTAAAACTTCTATTTTACTCATGGCGTATATTAGCTGAGCTAATAATTAATCACAAGAAGAATCGTTAATAGTCTTCACCCACCAGTAGAACATGTCCTCAGACAGGGTGTGTTTCATAATATTGATCCGATAACAGACCAGCTGCGTGTTGTCGACGGTATACCCTTTCTCGCCACTGATGCGATCTATTGACGCGTTGTAGTCCTTCGTCCCAGAGCCGTCTTTGTGGTGAGTCAGGAACACCCCTGAAATTGCGCACCTCCCCTTCTGCTTCTCCCACAGGGCTATAAAGTCTTCAGGCGCGAGTTCCCACTTGTAGTCAGAGCCGCGCTTTCCAGGTCTAGCGTTTGATTTAGCCTGGGAGTAAAGATTACGTAGGTAGTTCTCATAAGAGGCAGATATGCGGATCTGCGCTTTCTTTATTTTACAGGGTTGGCATCTCTTCCTGCCTGTTTGGCTGGAGTCTTGAGGTATTGGGCGGTCGCATGATGTGCAATTTGTGCTGGGTAGAGCCATACTACATATTAGCACAACTAATATGTATGGAGAATTTTTCAGAAAAAAAATATGAAAAGTACGTTTATATCTCGCATGGACTATCTCCCCCCCGCGGATATTCAGGCACCCCAACCCCGAATCGTAGTCATGGAACCTTGATCTCGATTCACGCTCAGGGACCCCCCACGTTTTCTCCTACGTCGAAACCGGTCGGATTCAATGTTGAAACTAGCTCATAAGAGTTAGTACTACTAAGAGAGATCATCATGAACTTCAAACCTAAAGCACTACTCGCAGCCAGCATGTACCTCAACAAGACTAACCTGACTCAGGCAGTCGCATTCGCTAAGGATAACTGGAGAGAGATTGCCATAGTCGTTGCAGGCGCATACGTAATGGAAGACCTAGACACTGCAGCCGAGATGGCTGAAACAAGTGCCGTTGTCGACGTACTCACCGCTGCTTCAGAAGGTGTCATCTAATGAGATATCTAGCCGCTTACGACGAATATACCCGTGAACCACGGTCCACGAAGTTTAACCGCGCTCCACGGCGCACGAACCGCGCTCAAGAGCTTGCGGACCGCTACTCGGAGTACACGCGCATGGGCTTCTCTGCTGACGAATCACGTCGCATGGCCTATCACCACCACTCAAACAAGCTATAAGGAGTACATCATGTTTATAGGATCTTTATTGATACTCACCATCTTCGTCATTCTTGGCGGAGGTGTGAGCCTTGCCCACCTATTAGACACGTCAGGCATCATGGATCGTGAACAACGTTCGGAGAAAACCCATGAAAAAGACTGAACGGATCATGCATCGCGCTCCACGGTCCGCGGCTCGTGCCTCGCGCGCCCGCACAGCAATGTGTAGCAGGAACGAAAAATGTGTAGCAGGTAGAAACCTCGTATCTGCTACACACAATAGTGTTATATATCAATAACTTAACCCAATGTGTAGCAGATGTAGCAGATGTAGCACCTTTTTCTGAGTTCATATTAGGACTTCTTTAAAACACTGTTTTATTTTCTAAAAAGAACTTCAACTTGAAAACACCTGCTACACATGCTACACAGCTTGAAACCCCTATGTTTACTCACTTCTTGCCTGTTTTTACCTGCTACACATCTTGGTACAAGCTGCTACAAACACCCTCGTACCTGCTACACACCCAGAATATAGAACTAATCGTGGACCGTATTTCACGAATATCGAGCACTATGTCCACTAACCGTGGAAATCGACTCACGCTACGCGTTCATCGGTCGGTTTCCTCTATAAGCACGCAATAAAGTGTGCTGTAAGTACATAACTAAGTGCAATAAAGTGTGCTTAGTTATTATTAGCTGTAGTACTATTCCGTAGGAGGAATTAGCCATGAACAATTTACAATCTGTAAATCTGAACGTAGATCACTGGGACATGTTAGCGCCCGAGCGTCACGTAACAGCATTGGATTACACGAACTACGATCTTGTATCGTTGTGTGATGATATTAGTAAAACTAATAGTGATGACGGTATGCCGTGGAACTACAACGAGCTAGCATCATCTGGCAAGTGGGGTGTGTCATGAGCAATGTACTCGAAGCAATAGCAGTTGCAGCCTTAACAATACTGTTAGTACCAGCAGCTGCAGTTCTTTTAACAATTCTCACTGTGTTAGTAGCGCAGTGAGACAAAACACCATCGATATACCTTACAGGTATATCGGTCGGTTACTTTTATAGATTAAGCATTTAGTTTAATCACTATGTCCTGGAGGACGCTATGAACAAGAACGAATCTTTTATCGACCAAATCATCACTAACATGGCCGAGAAGTCTAACCGAAACGGCACTATTGCCAAACTTGTAGAAGCAGCAGATCACGAGGTTGTAGCCAACCGCATCGCAATCGTCTGGGATGACCTAGGCAGAGCACGACGTGTAGCAAAGACCCAAGCAGTACGCAACGGCCAGCAAATGCCAGAGCTTACAGAGAAGCCTGAGCACATGTTGTCACTCATCCAGCAAGCTATGAACAACTGCTGTTGGGCAGCACGAACCGTGATCAATGCAGGTAAATCAAAAGACCTAGCCAATGGTCTCGACTTCTCGCAGTCCATTGCCGACCAAGCAGGTAACATTGCTTCTTCGCGAATCGTAGACGTCGAATCAGCACTCATGAACGACTTCAGCGTGCTCAACGAACTGCACAGTTGGTTGTGTAGCGAGATGAACTACATGGCAGACCTCGACCCATTGTTCTTGTATGCAGAGAAACAAGAGATCGAAGAAGGCATCTGGGAGCACACTCACATGTGCATGGACATCAACGATGTTCTACCCATCCTCGATGAGAAAGTAATCGAGTTAGCAGAGCAAGGTGATACTAACATCACTAAGTTCGCGTCAACTCACGTCTTTGGAGCTAAGCAAGAAGCTAAGCCCAGCAAAAAAGCAGCTAAGAAGAAAGCTGCTTAACACGTAGGATTCCCCCTACACCCATCCGATCCTTGTGGTCGGGTGGGTTTTTTTCTGTCCGCCAAGGACAGAAAATTGACTATATTTTATCGGCCATAAACCTTTTTATCGGCCACAAACTAAACACAGACGTCCTTACAGAAATTTGACTATTGATATTAGCGTGACTATTATTAGCCGCAGTATTAATCAAGACCCTTCAACACAGACCACCACGACGGAGGTCACCCACTCACGAGGAGCGTGGACCATGAGTCGCGATCAACTACACACGTACGTCATAACATGCACAGAGATACATGAGGTTGAACACCGCATCCGTGCTAGGTCAAAACTCGACGCTGTGAATCGTATGGCTAACAACGATAACCCTAGCCCTATTTCACGCAAAAAGATGCTAGATCGATCTATGTCAATCCGACAAGAAATAAAGACCTTCGATAAAACAACTACTCATTACATCCTATAAACGAGGAGCGTGAACCATGAACACAGAGCAACTAACCATTATGCGTTGCGCATTAGCCGACTTGATCGGCGTGTGGGAAGCGTACACACACCTGGACATTCACAGCCACGACTGGCGAGCCCATGTAGAAACAATAACTGAGTTAGCTGACTTGATTGGGGAAGAGCTGCCTCTTGCACTTACAGGAGACGAATAATGACTATGCCAAACGAACGCCGGTGGGCGGTGGACAATACGCGACAGTTCCTAGTCGATCTAATGGATCCTAAGAAGACTCCTCGTGTACCAAGTTCAGTACGCAAGGAAGCGTATCGTTGTTTGAAGCATTATCCAGGCGAGTACTACATGGAACAAGCCGCTGATCAGGCCCCCGAAATATTTGGTGGTTGGGACATCGTCAAAATCGAGGAATACAAACCATGAACATCTATCGCATAACCGTGCGCGAAATATCATCAATTGAGTACGAAATAGAAGCTGACTCCGAAGAAGAAGCCTGCGACCTTATTGGTATGGGTGATCAACGAATTGCTGATGAACATATCGTTGATTGGGACATCATCGAAATCGAGGAATACAAATAATGAAACTTAGCAAAGAGCAACAGACCTCCCTCAAACGTGTCTGGACCAGAAACAACCAAAGCAAGAGCTACTTAGCATTCCGCAGAACAGTATGCGTGGGCTCTAACTGCGCAATGGTTCACTGGTCTGGCATGTGGCTAGGCATCGAACCTGATGGATACACACACTCATGAATAAATACAACGAATCCCCCTGGCCCTGCGTGTACTGCGAACAACCAACTTTTTTCGGTTCAGGAAATTTCATAAACCGCATACCCGCAGACCACCACCACGAGTTGCAAGACGGTACAACTGAGTACCGTGACGGATACGCGTGCGCTAAATGCATGGAAATGGAATGCGACAGGTGCCCTGAACCTATCGGATTAGACGAAGACGTCGGCGTAGAACAAGTCTACGGCGAAGGCACCCACCGTCACGAGTTCGATGACGGGGCTTGGACAGTACACCTAGAGTGTTTAACGCCCACTGAACAACTATTTTACGCAGAAAACAACGAGGAGATTGAATAATGACAACACTTATAGATAGCAAAGAACTTTTAACTAGCGAAAACCTACTAGCTGCAGGAATCACTGAAAGCCGCATCCCCGCCCTACTACTGGCGGCCAGCGCATTACATGACGCAGTCTGCCAAATCGACCGTGACCGTATGCCTGGACTTAGAACACATTTCCCCGAAGTTATCACCGTTGCTCAAATGTATGGGCAAGCTGATGAAATCTTACACGGACTGGAGGACTCATAATGAGCAGATCATGGATCGTAGTCTGGACAGACTTCATGAAACATCAATCATCTAAAGATTACTGGGAAGTATTTGAAAGCGAAGAGCAAGCTAAAAGCTGCTACGAACTTGTCTTACAAGACCACGATGTAGCTGCAATTACAGCAGTTATAGCCTCATCAGATTACGAACCCCACGCTAAATTCAACTAAGCAGGAAGACGAATCATGAACCATATGCCATGCAGCATCACTGACGACCCGTACAACGATGCCAGCGATTACTTCGAGGGCAAACATGTGTACAAAAGTGAACAGTCGGACGACGAAACGTTCATAAGTGAACATTCAGACAGTAAAAATGACACGCAAATAGAAATGTATGACAAACAATTTGCACTAAACATCGGCTTAGGCCCACTTATAAAGGATAAATAACATGAACAAGTATCTACTAATAGCAGCACTACTGACCGTTTCAGGAACAGCTTCGAGTAATGGCTGGTGGACTAAAATCGCTGAGCAAAAATACGCGTCTGGTGACGTTATCTGTCAATGGAAACGCGGATGGGGCAGCAGCGTTGAATACACAACTACAGTAGGCCAAGGCTATTGCCCAAGACCCAACTAATTTAACTGGAGCACTGACATGCCAGATTTAATCTATTCAAGAAACGGTAACAACGACTTCTTAACAAGCGATCAAGTACGCGCTAGAGCACCAGCTGTATTCGCCCATGACTATGCAGAAGACCTGTCAAACAAATATGGCAACTTCAACTCAGCCCAGGCTATTGAGGTCATGAATGACTATGGCTACGGCGTTACGCAAGCAGCCCAAGTGCAGGGGCGAACAGAAACTGCAAATATACACGGTCAGCATCTTATGGCCTTCGCTAAGCGCCACGAAGTGAGTGCATTCACCCAAGAGCAACCAGAAATCATCTTCTACAACTCACATGACGGTAAGTCATCGATGAAGTTGTTTGCTGGTGTATACCGATTTATCTGCAGTAACGGCATCATTGCAGGCGACGGCTTCGACCAACGAATGGTTCACTATAAAAGTAACCTAGATAGCTTCGAAGACCTACTTAAATACACAGCTAACAGCTTAGAAGACATCGCACAGCTAACCAACAACATGAAAAACATCACGCCTGATCAGGACCAAAGCCACGAGTTTGCAAAACGTGCAATCAGTACTCGCTATAAGTACTACGACGATCTCATCGGCGACGGTATTGACCTTGGCGGCGGGAAATTCAACGTACGCGCAATTACCCAAGCGCTAAGCCCTACGCGCGAAGCAGATGTCGCGGACAACGCCTGGACAATCTTTAACCGCGTCCAAGAATCAGTTATACGTGGCGGTTTCGACTACCTCGGAGAACGCAAACGTTACGGACGCAAGTACATCGGTTACAAAGAAGCTAAAGCGATTTCTTCAATCAAACAAAACGTAACCATCAACCGCAAATTATGGGACATAGCGCAGGAGACTTTAGCCGCATGAACAAAGAAACCCATAAAACCATCCGCGTCCACGCCACTATGCATACCGAGCTATATTTAGACATCAACGTCCCCATCGACACAGACAAAGATGACATATGGCAATTCATCCGCGATGGAAACATCGATGGTGGAGATATGTTGGAATACGACGGAATATTCGGTGGCGGTTGGACATGGGAAGAGCCCATCTATGACTACGAATTCGACCCCGAAGCATATGACGTATCAAAGGAGATTTTAGAATCATGACAAATCCAACCGTTCTACTGCAACCCGTGGGCATCGTCCACACGCCTCAAAACCTAGAAGAACTTGAAGCATATATCGGTAAGTTCCACGGTGGAGAAGCAATAGCTGCCTTCACCTGTGCCTGGATGGCATGGAACTTATGCGCAAAACTAACCAACCCAGATGGGAGAAAAGCTGATGAGTGTTGAACGAGCATTTAATGAATTAGCAGTTGATGAATATATGCACCACTTCACCCAATTCCTCGATCGCCACGTCGACGGTCGCTTAAAAGCTACGCTGACCGAAGACAACCAAATCGAGAAGCTCGAATCAAAAATCGAAAAGCTTGAAGTGCAGGTCTATGACCTCGAATCACAAGCCTCAGATTACGAGGACCGCTTAGATACTATCGAAAATTATGGTGACATGGATGACCGCTTCGATGTGCTCGAAGAAAAAATAAATAATCGCTTCAATGACCTTGAAAAGAACGTACAAAACTCCGACCACTCTCAAATACTTAAAGACATATCCGCGATGGTAAACCAACAAATTACCGCACTCATCACCGCAGGCAGACTTAGCCTACACTTAAAACCACCAATCGAAATAGTCGATACAAGTGAAGAACCCTATAAAGTGCAGCGAACCTATTGAGCAATTATATTAGCTCTGCTATTATTCTTGATAATCACTAGGAGAGTAAAATGAGTATAAATAACGCAACAGTGGCTGAGTGGGACAGACTGCGAAACAAGTACCCCGCTGTACCGACTAGCGAAAGCTCCACCGCAACAGACCCTTCAATATCAGACGGTTCAACAGCACGCTATTACGAACTGCCCAAAACAGCAGCACAACTACAAGATCTTATCTCTGAAAAAGATATGAACGCACAGATCGGCGAGATCTTTCGCAGCTGCTATCGGTATGGAGAAGTTTCTCACAGTGACAAACTGCGTGACGCTAAGAAAATAAAGTTCTATGCAGAAGCAGAAATCAAACGACTCGAACAATAAACATCAGGGAGTCTACAAGCAAACATGACTACACACTTCACAGATGTGTATGCCGCTATTGAAGAGGCAGACTACATCGTAGAAACCCTAAGAAAAAAAGTGTACTTGGTCACTGACAAATATGATCTGTTATATGCAGTTACAGCTGACCAGTACAACCAGAAAAAATGGAGATACCACAGAGTACTAGAAACATTCAAGGTTCAGTACTAACGATTTCAATCTACCCAGGAGGGTACCATGAAAACAAAAGAGTATTTTGCAGAGCTAGAAGGTCTAGAACTAGACAACTTCCACCCTGAATTCCACAGCTACGTCGCCACATATATCAGAGCGCGATCACCACAGCTGTATACCGAAGTAGCTTCTCACTTCAAAAACGTTGAGGGTGAAATCTACGCCCACCTGCAAGCTAACAGCGATCAGTTCTGATGCTCGTTACTCTCGACTTCGAGACATACTACGCACCAAAGTACAGTCTAACCACACTTACAACGATGGACTACGTCAGGCACGAGAACTTCAAAGTGCAAGGCGTAGGCATCAAAATCGATGATGGCGAGACTGAGTACTACGATGAGCACGAAGCGGAATCCGCGATACGTGAGCTTGATTGGAGTGACGTGACCCTTATCTGTCACAACACCCCGTTTGATGGCTATATATTAACCCGCTATTACGAAGTTATACCTCAGTATTACATAGATACAGCTGCAATGGCTCGCGCGCTTGCCCCTGGGCAATCAGCGTCTCTTAAAGACACAGCTATTCGCACCTTCCCAGACGACGAGTCAATGCGCAAAGGTGACGAGCTCGCTAGCACCAAAGGTATCTACGACCTAGATCCAGAGCTCTCCAAGATCCTGGGTACATACTGCATACAAGACGTAGACCTTACATACGCTCTGTATATGCAGATGCATACCCAAATGCCTAAAAGCGAAATGGATCTCATCGACATGACCTGTCGAATGTTCTGCGAACCAAAGTTGATCGTGGACCTCGAACTTCTATACAAGTTTCGCGATGAAACGATCGCTGCTTCATTAGCAATAGTAGAAGCAAGCGGCGTTGACCCCAAGGTACTCAGCTCTAACCAACAGTTTGCAGCACACATAGAAAGCATGGGTCTAATACCACCAACTAAGATTAGCCCTACGACAGGCAAGGCCATCCCTGCCCTCGGTAAAAGCGACAAGGCATTTACCCAGATGCAGAAGATGTACCCTGAGCATCAGCACATATGGGACGCGCGCTTAGCAGTAAAAAGCCGCATCAACCAGACAAAAGCGCAACGCTTCATCGACGCGACACATACAGACGGGACAATATCTGCACCCTTGCGTTACTACGCAGCACACACTGGCCGCTTTGGCGGTACAGAAAAGCTCAACATGCAGAACATGCCACGTAACTCACCGCTACGTTTAGCGCTAACCGCACCTGCAGAGCACCTCATATTCGTAGCGGATCTATCCGCAATCGAAGCCCGCGTCTTAGCATGGTTAGCAGACGAAACAGAATTGTTACAGCTGTTTAGAGACGGCAAAGACGTATACAGCGATCTAGCTGGCTCGATATATAAGCGGGTAATCAATAAGAAAGACGACCCCGACGAACGCTTCGTCGGCAAAGTTGCGCAGCTCGGCCTAGGTTTCGGCATGGGCGCAAACCGCTTTCAGGACACACTTGAAACTGGCGCAATGGGCCCACCCATGAAGTTCGCTATCGACAAAGCGTACAACGTTATTAATACATACCGCTCTACTTATCCCGGCATCCCGATGCTTTGGAAAAAGCTAGAGCTTAAATTAGCAAACACCATAAACCCTAACTACATAGAAGAGTGGCATGGCCTTACATTCAAAGATAAAAAGATCTACTTACCTAACGGGTTGGCTCTGCATTACAGCAACCTTCGGTACGAACAAGGGCAGTTAGTTTATGACCAGCGCAACACTATCAAAACCTGGGGCGGTAGCCTCGCAGAGAACGTAGTTCAAGCGCTAGCAAGACTAATTGTTACCGACGCAATGCTCCGCATACAAGCGGACCAAACACTAGATGCCGATGTCGTACTGACTGTACATGATGAAATAATTTTAATTAGTAAGGCTAATAACCCAGATGCTACAATGTCTAAGTTAATCGCACATATGTGCGTACCTCCAGCCTGGGCTCCTGACATTCCGTTAGACGCCGAAGGCGGATACGATACGAGCTATAGCAAGTAACTTATGCCACGACTAGTACTTACAAGAAAAGTAGACGAACAAGTTGTCATCCACGATGACAACGGCGTTATCGCGAGAGTTAAAATCTCCAAGGTTGACAGGAATCAAGTCCGAATTACATTCGAGGCAGAAAATACGATCAGGATTGATCGACAGGAAGTATACGAGAGAAACGCTCCTACTAAATAGATATTAGCTATGCTAATATCACTCGCTCTGTAGGAGGAGCCAACATAAGCATGCAAACTACTTTTTTAGAAGCCGCTAACGGACAGCGACTCAGTAAGCGCCACTGTCCCACAAACGGTTTTACCCCATACCCACACGTTAAGAGCGTGACATCGCACGAACACCAAGTGCCGCTCGACGAGACTGGTTTAGCCATGCTCGAGCGATTGATCCGTGACCACGCCGACTTAGGGCATTGCTTATTAAAAGGTAACTTAAAGCGCCCTATCGAGAACGAATCTCGAGCAGGTAAAACTGACAGAATTGGTTACTCAAACCTACTTGTATTAGATATAGACGGCATCACACTGCCAGGGCACACAAACCCTAAGAGTTACGATGCAAAAATTGTCGCTACTCTAGCTAAGACAGTCATGCGTGAGTTACCTCCCGCAGTACAAGACTGTGCATTTATTGCACAAGCATCAGCAAGCCTAGGACTTAAAGGCGACAAAGTATCCTTACATATATTTATATTGTTAGCTCAAGCAATGCCTGCTAAAGCAGTCAAGCTGTGGCTACAAGCCAGTAATTTTGAGTCAGAGCTGTTCTCATCCCAGCTCGAGCTGTCATCTAACGGCCACTCACTCAAGTACCCACTTGATATAAGTGTCGCTGACAACTCAAAACTTATCTTCATTGCTCCTCCTACCTTTGAAGACGGAACCCACAATCCGTTCAGTACACCCGCTGAGCGGATTGTGGGTGTTTCCGGTATATCGGAGACTCTTGACCTCGCTAAATTGATGAACGACATCAGCCCCGAGGTAGTCCACCAAAAGAGTAATGAGCATAAAAACAAGCTACGAGTCTTACGCGGTTTTAATGCCAAGAAAGAACGACTCACTATTGCTAATATAAACAACAAGTCAGAAGAGATACTGACTAACCCCGACAGAATGTCCATCACAGTACATGACGATTCCCACGGACAGTTTATACATTGCAACGTTAACGGCGGCGACAGCAACGCTTACTACTTCAAGCTCGAAGACCCGACGTACATGTTCAACTTTAAAGGTGAACCAATCTGGTCTATCGAGCAAGCTGACCCCGACTTCTATAAGACGCTCTTCGATGTCTATCAAGAAGAGATGGCAAAAGAAGGTCGAGCTAGCTTTCCAGTAGTCCTCCGCGACTACTACACAGATACATATTACAACGGTGTATTCGACCCGAACCTTAACCAGTTCAGCGGAGAATTCCCGTTAACGCCTTGTGCAGCTGCTAGCATAGAAGGCTTTATGCGATCACATGGTCGTAGCAAGCCTGACTTCATACCTGACGCAAAGGTTATCTTCGACCCTGTGTCTAATGCTGATGCAGTTAACCTAAGCAATGTGCCCTACCACATCAACATGTTCCGTAAGACCGAGTACATGCTGTCGAGCATTGAGCACGAACCACTAAGCATGGGCGACGCAAAGCGAATCGCGGACTCTTGCCCGCTAATCTACAAGCTAATGTCGCATATCCTCGGCGGTAAGAACCTCGAGCTCGAGTACTTCACCAACTGGTTAGCGTACATCTTCCAGACTAAGCGTAAAGCAGGAACCGCGTGGGTACTGCAAGGTGTCCCTGGCACAGGGAAAGGTATCTTCTACTCTAAAGTACTCAGACCGCTGTTTGGCACGGAGCATGTACCTATGCGCGCGCTTCAAAACATCGAAGAGCAGTTCAACCTCTACATGAGACAAGCATTGTTCCTCGTTGTTGACGAGTTCCACATGGCGTCAGCGAACTCAGGCACAGTCAAAGTAGCTGATAAGCTCAAAAACCAAATATCAGAAAACACGATGACCATTCGTGCGATGCGCAGTAACCAAGCAGAAGTGCCGAACTACACAAACTTCATCTTTCTCACCAACAGAATGGATGCCGTAAAAATCGAGGAGGGAGACAGGCGATATAATATCGCTCCGAGACAAGAGCAAAAGCTCGAGCACGTATACCCAGAAGTTGTAGATGGCATTGATGACATCGAAAAAGAACTGCATAAGTTCGCTGCGTTACTTAAGAGTTTCAAAGTCAACAAGCAGCTAGTTCGCACACCAATATCAAACAGTGCCAAAGCGCAGATGGAACAAGTCACCATGTCTGTAATGGAAGAATTCTTCGCTGCTGTACGACACGGTAACCTTAGCTTCTTCATGGACATACTCGACATCGAGCTAACCAACGTACTTCAGGGCGCAGAGATTACCACCGCACAACGCCTCGTAAAGCAGTGGATCGTAGAATCTCAGTGGCCGCATTCCGTAATACCGTTAGAGCACTTGCGCACTGTGTACGGAGTCTTAACCGACGACCGTGTATCACAGCGTGAGTTTCAAAAGAAAGCAGAACGCTGTGGAATTACTAAACAACAAAAACGCGAACACAATGCAACGCGCGGATCAGCACCGTTGCGAGGCGTAGTAACAACGTGGAAGTTAGACAAAGAACAGCTTAACGAAGTTACTGAAAAATACTTCGACGACAAGGACCGCAAGTTACTTGCTGTGGCATAGCTATATTAGTTATACTAATATCTTTTCATAGGAAATGACATGATTAAACTTACCCAAGATACAAGAGCCGACGATGCTGTCGATTTCGAAAAACCAAAGGAGCTAGGCGATGTCAGAGCTTGGAGTTATTCAGCGCTTAAAGTCTACGAAGAATGCGCTTACCGCACGTATGTCAGTCGCGTTAAAGGCGTTAAAGAGCCTAGCGGCCCAGCCGCTGATCGCGGCACGCAAATACACCAATACGCTGAAGACTATGTTAACGGCACAATGGGAGAGATGGCTGACGAGCTATTCAAGTTTAAAGATGAATTTGAAGCGTTACGCCAAGACTTCATCGACGCGAAAGTAGAACTTGAAGGCGACTGGGGCTTCGACATCGATTGGGGCGTAGTAGGCTGGATGGAAAAAGCCACCTGGGCACGTATCAAACTAGATGCACTAGTACAGGAAGACGATACATCCGCACGCGTTATCGATTACAAGACTGGCAAAAAGTGGGGCAATGAAATCACCCACGGGCAGCAAGGTCTGCTCTACGCCATCGGCACATTCTTCCGCTACCCTCACCTACAGTTCGTACAGACAGAGTTCTGGTATCTCGACAAAGGTGAAACCACTAAAAAACAATATACGCGCGAGCAAGCCATGCTATTCGCACCAGGCTTCCATCGCCGCGCAGTAAAAATGACTACTGAAAAAGATTTTGCTCCAACACCCAGCAAAGATGCATGTCGATGGTGCTCGTTCCGTAAAGGTGACGACCCAGAATGTACATGGGGTGTGAGCTAACCTACTTACCACGCCTCCCCCGTAGTGAGCCTTGCCCTGTTGATCACACATGACAGGGCTTTTTATTCCCGATCGGAATCCAAATGATCCTCATGAACCATGTAGAGAGAACCCCAATGAAAAAGCTATTAACAAAATTCTACTACGCAATCGCCGTAGTAGCCCTATTAACTGTCTTCGCTAACATGATTGCTCTTAGCCTTTACGTTTTTGCGCTCATCGCAATCGTAAGCGGTGTTGCGTATTTCCACTTGAGGACTAAACCATGATAACAGCTGGATTAATATCTGCTGCAGGACTGCTATTCCTGTTGTTCAAGTTCGGTGTACGACGCGTCATAGCGTATGACATACCCCTAGATATTCTAACCACAAGCCTCCTCATGTTTATATTCGCCGGTACGTTCGGCGGCATGATGGCAGCTATGGTTGGGGGACTGGCTGTGTCTATAACGCTCTATGTCATGAAGTCTACGATGACTCGTGAAGAGCTAAAGTTCGTTAAAACAAAAAACTTTCCGTACAGAAAGCTACTCTGGATTGAGGTAGAACCATGAACGACATAATAGAAACACACAAAGATTACCCAAAGACAGTAGGCAAACAGATTGCTTTCAACATCGAGTTAATGATGTCAATGCTTCATGCCGATCGGATGCCCGCAGCAACTGCCGCGCTCAATAGAGCATTAGATCTGTGCGACGAAGCGCACTTTATGGAGCTTGGGAGAGACACTAATGGCAAATGACGCATTAAAAGACCTATTGTTCGGTCACGTTAAGGATTCAATCGATGCAAATGTTTTATACACAAAGTGGGAACGTAGTCGAGTACAGGCTCGCAACAGATCCTATCGAAGCGAATGTGTGGACTACACACCGTTTGAAGAAATCGGAAATCAAAATCGTATCCAAAGCAGCGCGCGCAACCGCCGCACTACTTAGAGAGGAGATACTACATGACATCATTAGCCGTGAACCTAATCCCAGTAAAAAATCTGCGCCCCCCGACGACGAGGTATCGCAAAGGCGTAAAGCCCCCAAACAACAACATGTTGAAGCGGGGCAAGCAAAACAAAAAACTCGGCGACAAAGTAAGCGTTAAGATGTGGAAAGGCATGACCATGTACTCTCTCACACTAGAAGAGCGTGCGACCTGCCCTACCGACTGTCAGCAATGGGACAACTGTTATGGCGACAACATGCCGTTTGCCCACCGCTTTGACCATACCGCTCCAGATTTTATATCCAGGTTAGACGCACACCTAGGTCAGCTTAATCATAAACATCCTGAAGGGTTCGTAGTGCGCCTGCATGTACTTGGTGATTTCTATGACGGCATCTACATCGCTCAGTGGCAGATCTGGTTAGCCTTGTATGAGAACCTTAATGTGTTCGGCTATACTCACCACACAGTAGACTCTCAACTCGGCAGCATGATTAAAACAGTTAATAAAATGCACCCCGATAAGTTTCGGGTGCGGTTTTCAGATGATATGAGCACGCAGTTTAGTGCCCACGTTACAACGTCAGAAGATATCAATACAGTTACCAACAGTATTGTTTGCCCAGAACAACAAGGTAGAACAGACAGCTGCGCAACCTGCGGGTATTGCTGGAGCAGCGATCAACCTGTAATATTTCACGAACATTAATATTAGTAAGGCTAATAATGATCCTCACCGTTTACGATAAGAAATACATTAAAACCAAACCTGGCAAACTAAAAACCAGCGGCAAATATGACGTAGAAGAAAAACACAGCTGCGATGGTTGGTGCCGCTGCACGCCACAGTACCGCATAGGTGAGTGGCCTAACAACTGTTTAAGCTGTGGATCTCGCATCCGCGTTTGAACCATAATATTAGCTATGCTAATATACTAAACCATCAAAGAGTGATGAATATGTATCCACCATTCAAACATCAAAAAGTTACAACCGACTTCATCAAAGCTAACCCACGATGCCTGATCACCTCTGATCCTGGCACAGGTAAGACACGCTCTGTCCTAGACGCGATCGTGGACCGTAAGTCACGAACCTTGGTCCTTGCACCGCTGTCCATCCTCGAAGCATCGTGGGGCGATGACATACTCAAGTTCACACCTGATCTCACGTACGCTGTTGCGTACGCCAAGAACCGTGAGAAAGCATTCGCCAGTGACGCAAAAGTAGTTATCACCAATCACGACGCAGTCAAATGGATACTTAAAAATCTAAAAGTATTACGCGACTTTGACACGCTAGTTATTGACGAATTCACAGCGTTCAAAAATGCCAACAGTCAACGCAGTAAAGCCTGCCGCAAACTATCAGAGTTGTTTACCAACCGTATCGCAATGTCAGGTACACCAAACTCTAACGGCATCCTCGACCTCTGGCATCCAGCGTTAATCGTAGACGACGGTGAGCGGTTAGGACGTAGGTTCTACAGCTTCCGCGGTTCGGTGTGTACGCCTAGATTCAATGGCTTCGCTAATGAGTGGGTCCAAAAAGACAACGCAGAAGAAACTGTTGCAGCTGCACTAAGTGATATCAACGTTCGGTACATGCTCGAAGAGTGTCTCGACATGCCTGCGCAAACAGTCAGCACGATGTACGTCACATTACCTAAGAAGATCATGGAGCAATACAAGACGCTCAGTGACGATTCAGTGTTATACACAGGTGAAACTACCATCAACGCCCTGCACGCAGGTAGCAAAGTTAAGAAGTTGCTTCAGCTATGTACCGGCGCTGTGTATGACTCAGAAGGTACTGCTCAAAACATACACAAAGAACGTTACGAAGTTGTTATGCAGCTTGTAGCAGAACGCGCTCAATCACTCGTTGCGTTTAACTGGAAGCATGAGCAGCGATGCCTCGTTGAGCTAGCAGACAAGATGGGTATCAAGCACGCCACCATCGATGGATCAGTTGCTGCACACAAGCGCAAAGAAATTGTCGATCGCTTACAAGCAGGTGAGCTTCAAGTTGTGTTCTGTCACCCGCAGTCAGCAGGTCATGGTCTCACGATGACCACTGCCAAGACTGTTATATGGGCGTCACCAACCTACAACGCAGAACATTACCAACAGTTCAACCGACGCATTTATAGAGCAGGCCAGACTGAAAAGACTGAGGTCATCCAGATAGCCGCGCGAGACACCTGGGAAACAGATGTCTACGAGAAGTTGCAAGGCAAAGTAGAACGAATGGATGAGCTTTTAGGAATACTAAATCAACTTAGACACGCAGCATAAGGAGTACGCAAATGAATATTAACGAACTAATCGAATCAAGAGCCAAGGTCAAAGACGCTATCGAGGGTCTTAACCGTGAGCTTAAAGAGTTAAATAAATCCAAAGACGATCTGGATTATCAGCTCTTGACCCAATTGGATGAGCAGGGTTTGTCGCGCACCGCGAATGACAAAGCCAGTGTATCCATTAACCAAACCATTGTACCTGATGTACAGGACTGGGACGCGCTCTATGCGCACATCACAAAAACCCAGGACTTTGCACTGTTACAACGGCGGGTATCGTCGACTGCATACAAGGAGATTCTGAAACTAGACGAAGCAGTTCCTGGTGTGGAGACCCGTGAAATTCGACGCATTAACTTTAGATCATTATAACTTTAAGTATGAATATTAGCCTGGCTAATAATACAACTGTACGAAACTAAACCAATCATGAATCATGAAGAGAATAAAATTATGAGTAAATCAGCCGTAGCAACAGTATCAAAACTAGTAGCCTCAACCGACGAATTACCCGCACACCTCAAACTTGTTGAAGGTGCAGGTCGCGGCAACGAGAATGTAGGCCAAAACGTCCAGATCCCACGCATCAAGCTCCTCCAGAAGATGTCCAACGAAGTCGACAAGCATCATGGATCGTACGTCGAAGGCTGTGAGCCTGGGCACATGGTCAACACACTTACCAACCAAAATTACGGTAACGACATCTATGTTCTGTCGCTCACCTTTAAGACCGAGTTTGTAGTGTGGCGTCATTTAGATGCTGGCGGTGGTTACCTCGGTGCATTCCCGTCGATCGCGGAAGCAGAAGCACAGGTCAACCAGCAGGACAAGCCAAGCGAGTACGACATCAACGAGACACATGCTCACGTCATCCTAATAAAAGATCCTGAGACTGGCGAGCTAGAGCGCTCACCTGCCATCATGGATTTCGCCAGCTCCAAGCTACGCGTGTCCAAAGCATGGAACTCGCAAATCGCGATGAAAGGTGGTGATCGTTTTGCAGCATTGTGGAAAGTATCCGGTGTACCTACTGAGAACAAGATGGGCAAAGCATTTATGAATTGCGAAGTTTCGTTTGTCGGCTGGGCGCAGGAATCAGACTACAAGACTGCCGAAGGTTTGTACGAGCAGTACTCTAAGTAATACCGTTGGGGGTCTAACGGCCCCCTTCTTTCACATATATGAACGAACACAGCTTCATCAAATCCATACATAGACACCTGCATCCAGACGTACACTCGTGGAAAATTCACGATACGTACACAGGAGGCGTGCCCGACGCTATGTATTCTGGGCCTAAAGGGCTTCTGTTCGTCGAGTATAAGTACGTAAAAAGTTTACCAAAAAGAGACAACACAAGCATAAAGCATTCGCTGTCTGCGCTTCAACTTCAATGGCTAGAACGTATGAAAGGGTCAGCAAATGCCGCTCTGATTGTAGGGGTAGGAGACACTTGCATTATATTAGTAGATGACTTTGCAGCTAATATATGTAAAACTAAGTATATAGAGGAATCTATAAGTCGCAAAGCTGCGGCTACCTTCATATATGAGTCTACTCATAGCCAATAAACAGTGTAAAAGAGTTCATCATGAAAAAGGAAGACGTATTACCTTTGTCCGTTCGCAACCTGCGTAGGATTTGGGAAGCGAAGAAGCTAGAAATGCAATTCACCCAGACCGGAGCTGCAAAAGAGCTGGACTGGTCCCAAGGCGCTATATCGCACTACCTGAACAATATTACCGAAATGGGTCCGTCGGCAATTGTAAAGCTGGCTAATTTTCTAGATGTCGACCCGACTGAGATTGACCCCTCAATAGTTTCAAAGCT